GCGTATATGTTGGCTACCAAATGGGTTTGCTGCGTTCTCCGCAGGGTTTGCCATATACTCTTGCTCAAACACAACCTCTGGCAGTTGCTTCCTTGCATCGTCTATCTCATTCGGGTCTATGTAAGGGTTATCGTATGTAGTGAATTTAAAGCTTTGCCAATCGGGTTCGGCTTTGCTAAACAAACTAAAGAAGTAGTTTTTACCTTTAGGGGTGCTTAAGAATATAGCCTTACCCTTATAGTCAGTTAAGGTAGGTCTTATTGAGTTAAGCCACCCATCTTCTAAGTTAGGTATAAAGGAAGCCTCGTCTACTATTACCAGGTTAAACTTTCGCCCTCTTAAGTTATCCAATCGTTCCCCTGTAAAGAATTCAACTTTGCCACCATTCGGGAAGCTAATATTTAAGTCCGATTTGTTATTAGGGAATGGAAGGCTATTGCATAACTTCTCAAAAAATACCTTAGCCAATTTATAGGTAGGGGTTATGTAAGCAACCTGACCGCCTTTGATTGCGGTTGTAATACATTTGATCTGGCTTAGTTCCGATTTGCCGAACCTTCTCCCACACATAACAACTATGTACCTGGCTTCGCAGTCAAGTATCTTCTTTTGATTTATATGTCCGTTCGGTAGTTCTATCCGCATTAAAGAATTGTCTTGCCGTCTACAAATACTATCTCTATTCTGTTATCTGTTTGTATGTCCATCTGTTCTTTTGGCTTACCATATACACGGGTAAGCAAAGTTTCTAAACTATAAAGGCTGCCCTTCTCCAAGCTCTTCCGCATAGCTGCTGCTATTGTCTTTTCAAGTATTGTTGCCTTCGGGTTATCCCATACTGTTTTAAGTTCCTCTAAGTCCATTGACATCATAGCTTGTATGGTGTCGTTTATCTCCGCAAGTTTATATCCCTGCTCTTTAAGTAGGCTTACATACTTACGAGGTCTGCCGTTTGGGTTCAATGTTTCCCCCTTCTGCATTTTGTATGGCTCTATATTTTGTGGATTAGGCATCGCTGTAATTTCGCTGTTTTTAAATTGGTTCTCCGTTCTTTTTAATAACTAATGTTGGGTCAAGTTTACGCATCCTATCTACTATCACTTGGCAATATTTAGGGTCAAGTTCTGTACCGTAGCACTTCCTTTTTAATTGGTGTGCAGCTACCATTGTAGAACCAGAACCTGTAAATGGTTCAAATATTAATGAATTTTCAATTGAACTATTTTTTATTGCCTTTTCACATAATTCAATAGGTTTCATCGTAGGATGTTCTTCACTTCTTGATGGTCTATCGATATTCCATACAGTGTCTTGTTTATTATCTCCTTGCCATACTCTTTCTTTACCTTGTTTCCAACCATATATTATAGGTTCGTGCTTCCACTTATAGTCCTTATTCATTGAAAATGTACTATTGTTTTTAACCCAAACTATAATACTTGAATATTTAAAACCAGCATCAACAAAAGCTAAAATAAAATTTGCTCTTTCTAATTCACTATGTGCAACATAAATAGGACTACCATCATTCATAAATAAAAAGCAATTAGTATAAACATCGTAAAGAAATTTATAAAAGTCATTTATTTTATCATTTGCAATAGCATCTCTTTTTTTGCTACCACCTTCATAAGCCACATTGTAAGGTGGGTCTGTAAATACCATATCAGCCTTCTGCCCGTTCATTAGCTTTGCCACTTGGTCGCTATCCGTACTATCCCCACAAAGCAATCGGTGTTCCCCTATCTCAAATAAATCTCCTAATACTATATCCGTTTCTATTCCCCCGTCTGGAACTGCAAAATCATCTTCCTCGGCTTCTATAACTTCGGCATCAAAACCTGGTATATCTAATCCCCAATCAATTAGCTGCTCACTATCCCAATTATTTGCAAGGTCGTTCCAATCCCATTCGCCATAGCCTACGTTGTCTTTAACTATAAATTCCTTTTGCTGCTGCTCGGTTAATTCACTTGCTTTAATAATCGGTATCTCTTTAAGTCCTGCTTCCTTACAAGCCTTTAATCTCATATTGCCACCAAGCACAACCATATCATCATTTACTACAATAGGTCTAAGGTTTAGCATTTGTGGGAACTCGTTAATTGACTTTACGAGCTTTGCAAACTTATCGTCTTTAATTATCCTGGGGTTGTTAGGGTTTGCTTTAACTGTGTTGATTGGTACGTTTTGTATCATAGTATTCCGTTAATTATATCGTTAGCTTCGTCTATTGCATCTTCTTGGTCTAAGTATGTGTCTACGTCTGCTATATGCTTGTTAATTAGGGTTTCTGCCATTGCATAGGTGTAGTGTCCTATCGTGGTCATATCGTCTCCGTTTTTACCTGTCTTACATACTGCAAGGAAGTAAGCTTTGTGGGTTAGGAGAAGCCATATAGCGTTTAGTTTTCTCATCTACCCTGCCCTTTGTATGCTTTGGGTCTTGGATTATGTTTATTATAGGACTTCTTTGCAGAGCCTCGCTTCCTTTTGCCAAATGAAATTTTGTTTTTATTTTCGTTACCCTTTGCCATAATTTTTTTCGTGTATGTCTTTTAGAAACTCTTTATATTGTTTTTTGTCTCCGTATTCTATGTGGCATTTCCTACACAATCCCATTAGGTTTTCAATCGTGTCTTTGTCTTTACTGCCACCCATACCCCTCGCCTCAATATGATGTATGTCTACCGCTTGTGAGCCACACACTTCGCAAGGAATGAAGTCCGTTTTTTTATACCCCATTCCCTGCAAATAAATTTGTGTGTGTTTCTGCATAGTTTCCCCATTAATTTTCTTCGTTGATTAATAATAATTGTTTAAAAAAATTAACTATGCAAATTATTTTCCGTCTATTTCTTTTAGCTTATTAATACTCCACTCAATCCCGCTCGTTCCGCCCCACGCATCCCACATTAAGCCACCACAACCTTCGCTATATGGAACGTCTTTATGTTGTTGATGTCTTTTAAACGAAGCCATACGGGCAATGGTATCTCTACTAATCGGCTCACGATTTGCCAACTGCCTTGCTCTTGCTTTTCCAGTTGCTTCTCCACAAGAACCCCAACCATTTTTCTCTGCCCATTCTATTGCCCTCTTTGCGTTGTTAGTTGCGCTTTCAGGATAGTCGGTATAGCTTTCGGCAAACTTGCCACCTGCAAGAATAGCCTTCCAAACTTGCATTGCTTTTTCCTCGGTTTCATAAACGCAACCGCCTGAGCCTATTCTATATTTCCCGTTTGAGCATTTTATTACTGGCATAGTTTACTATAAATATACTTTCGGTCTAAATTTATCTCCTCAAAATTATACTTCTTTTGGCAGAACTCAAAAAGCTTTTGTCCGCTTTCCTTACGCATATCCGCATCGCTTACTAAATCTCGTATTTGTTTATACCAATCCTTTTGACTTTTAACGTAATGCACGGGCATATCTAAGTACGGATTGACATAGCTAACAATAGCAGGGTTCTTTTTAGCAGCCGTTTCTAATACTTTAAGATTTGACTTCATAGCATTGAACTTGTTATCTACGAGCGGGATAATAGAAATATCACTATCTGTGTAAGCACCCATATATTCAGTAATTCTTGCATAATTGTAGATTGTAGGATTAAGCTTTAGACCGCAAGTAAAAGAGTCTATCATTTTATCCCATATAGGTTTCTCTCCGTCATTGTAGCCCGCTATAACTGTTCTTATGTTCATACCTTGCAAACGTTTAAAAGGCTGTCTTAGTAGCTCCAAGTCCCTTTCGTGCGTTCCGCTACCGCTCCAGAACAATCTTACTTTGTAATCTTCTGTCTTGTTATCTTCAAACTGTTCTTTTCCGTATGGTAATGCGTTTGGTAAGATGTGAACGTTTTTATTGAATAAGTTTATTTCGTCTGCCAACCTTTCGTGTGTGCAAGTACATAAGTCTGCAACTTCTAAATAATCGGTAATTAGTTTACCTATATTGTTAAGTTTATATCTTGAATATAGCAAATGGCTTTCGCTCAAATGCCAGTAGTCATCGTTATCGACTACTAATTTAAAACCGTACTTAGTTCGCCAAGTGTCCATTTGCTTTGCATCTATCTCGTTTAGCATTCTATTCATAAGCACAATATCCCAACCTTGCTCTAATAGTTCATCATTAAGAACGTCTGTAATAAGTGCGTACTCTTTTTCCATATTAACGATAGGCATCATAATTCTATGATAACCAACTCCACTATTTGCTGAAGTTATACAAAGTATTTTCATAAGTTTATATAATAAGTTTTATTTCCATTTGTATAACCAGATACATTATTACTATGCAAATTCCAGGTTTTTTGTACTAATTCATTTTTATTGTAACCATAAGCATCAATACTATTTTGCTCAATATGATTAGCGGTATATTCTTTAATGAATTTCGTATGCAAACCTGCTGCCCTGCATCTCGTACAATAATCTAAATCTATTGCTCCGTAAGGGTCAAGTTCTTGATTGAATGCACCAACTCTTTTTATAGTTTCTTTTGTGATAGTAAAGTTGCCAATTAAATCAGCCGTGTCATTACCTGTACTATGTAAAGGAATAGAACAAATACCAATAGTTTTATCTTG